CCGCATAGTAGTCTCCTCCGCAAGACTCTCGGAATTTGCCATTCCAGAAAGACTTGTCGTTGTTCACCTTGAATCCTAAAGATTCAAGGACCCGAATCACGCTGCGCACATAGTCCGTGGGGATAATGATATCGTCCCCATAGACACGCACGGAGCCCGCAAGGGATAAAACATCCTTGCGGGTAATGTGACGATTGAGCTCCTGTTCGATCCCAACATAGACGGCGGTAAGAAACACCATCGCCTCTATCGGAAAGCACAGGGCTGAGCCCATCGACGCGAACTTGGTCAGGGTTATTACGCCATGACCAGGAACTTCGGCCTTCGAAGACCTGGTTGCCATCACAGCCTCATACAACAGAGGCCATCTGGAAAGCAGGTTTTCTACATGCCGAACCGAGACACGATCGGAAGCTTCACTCAGATCGAGTGTAGCAAGACTCCCGTCAAGGGAGCCCTTCTCCGCCAGAAGCCTATTTGGCACCTGATCGGAAAATCCGACCTGCGAATGAACGACGTTTTGCCGGCGATTTCCGCCGACTTTACGCAGTTCACAAGCAGCCGTGAGTTCAGACGACAGAGCTTGCTGCGTGTATTGCATGCAGGTTGGCTCTATCGCGATAACTCGCGGTGTCTTGAGCGTTTTAGGAACTGGGATGACCTTGGTAGGCCGCTCAGAACCAGGCTCGATGAAGTTGACATGGTCCAACTCGCTGGCAAACCGCCAGTTTGGGAGAACGTATTCACCGAAAGTGAATCCGGCCTCCTCGAGTTTGACGGGCCATTCACGCTGATCAAACTTCGCGTTTCCACGAAGTTTGTCAGCAGTGGCCCCAGGCCCATGCCGTGGCGTCAGAGGTCCTTCATAGAGGCGATTTTCCACCTCAGTGAAGACATCACTCCACAGCAAAGCCGCAACCCGGGCGAACTCTAGATAGAGTTCATCTGGGCCGTACTTCGCGGCTAAGCCAACTTCATGCTCACACTCGACGTACTTTCGCATCGCGCCTCTCACCCTAGCATCGCTGCAGGGCAAGAGGATCTTCCCAAACATCAGCGTTAGCTGACGAATGGCAAAGATGCAATCGACACTAGGTACGTCGAGCAATCGACCACTCACCGAGTCGAAAACTTGACTCAGGAAACCTCCCAGAAAGAGAGGGAGGGGCCCTCGCCCTCGGCGGGTTCTTTCGAACCCAACGAAGACGCTGGAGTCAACCTGCTGTGCCTCCAGACTTCTTTCGAAATCCTTAGCATACGCAGGAAGAGTG